CTACACCGCGACGGGCGCGCCCTGGCCGGTGAGGGTGGCCGAGAATGTGACGACGTCCGTCGCACTGCGGCCTTCCTCGTAGGACGACACCTTCACCGGGTAGCGGTGGCCCTGACTGCCCGGAGCCGCCTCCTCATCCTCAATCACGGTGAAGAAAACCGTCGCGTCAGACTCGAAGGCGTCTTGCAGCACCTTCTGCGGCGCGCTGCCCCGGAAGACGTGGCCCGCCAGCGGAACGGTGAAGGACTTGAGAGTGCCCTTGCTGCGTTTGTACCCGTCGCCGCCGAAGTAGTTTGCGTCGACGGTGTCCTTGGCGCGGTTGACTGGGGCCTCGGTGACACCATCCAGCGCATCTGTCTCCTCAGGTGCGGAGTCCGTGGCGCGGAGGTAGAGTTTGTCGAAGAAAGCCTCTCGGGGCTCGGGCATGGGGGAACCTTTGTCAGCGAGTGGGAAAGCGGCGAGCGAGGAAGTCCTTGAGGACGGCGGCAACGCGGCGGCGTGCGCTGCCCCGGGCTCGCCTGAAGGACTTGCGGAGGAAGTGCGAGGGCGGATTGAAAATCTGATCGCCCCAATGCCAGCCCTCATGAATGGGGCCAGCGGCAGGGTGCGCGTAACCCGCCGTCCAGGTGGTGGACAGGTGCGGACCGAGGTTGTGGCGTGGTCCGTCGAGGAAAGCCGTGTCTCGGAGGTGGCCGTCCGTCCCTTCCTTGCCCACCGGCACCAGGAACAAGGAGTAATCGAGGGCGAGCCGCGCGACGTCCCGGCAAGGCACGTCCAGCGCGCGCAGCACCTCGGCAGGAGCGCGGCGCAGGCGCACCAACTTCACGACGTCGACTTTGACTCGGACAGCCATTCACCTACTTCTATGGGGGCACATTCCGCGAATTGCCTAGACGGCAACAACTCAGGCACGTACATCAGCGCAGAGAACAAAGCAGACAACCGCCGCGCCAAAAGCCTCACATGCCAGGAAGCCGTATTCGCGCAACAGCGAGGTCCCCCCTCCCAGACCACATCGACACTCTTACCAAATCGACGTAAATCAACATTAAACGATAATCCCCATCCCATCCAAGCCGACATCAAACGAGGACACCATGACCAAGACCACCATAGTCACCATTTTCAACAACAAAGGGGGCGTAGGAAAAACAATTACAACCTGGAATCTCGGAGAGCACCTCGCACGCCAAGGCAAAAAAGTCCTCCTCATCGATTTTGACCCGCAGTGCAATCTCTCAATCGCCGCCCTCGGAGAAACACGCTTCGTCGGACTACTGCCCGACCAGAATAATCCCTACGGCACATGCATCAGAGCCTTCCTTCAGCGATTTCTCCAGAACATAGGCGGCGAGCAAGTCTTCCTGCACAAAGGCGGAACTGAAAGCGCATCTTCGCTCCGCATTCTCGCCGGAGATTTTTGGCTAAACGTCTACTCAGAATCACTAAGCGTGGGTAACGACCTCCTCTCCGGAACAGGAATCGCGCGATTCGTCATTCTCAAGAGAATTATCGAACAGGCATGCAAAGAGTTTGATGACACATTCGACTATGCGCTGATCGATCTTCCGCCGTCATTTGGGTCACTAGTGCGAGTCGCCCTCTACGTCTCCGACTATTTCCTAGTGCCCTGCACATCTGACAACTTCAGCGCATACTGCGTGGGCCTACTCGGCCAAATGCTCCCCCAGTTTCTTCAGGACTGGAGACAGGGCCTAGGCAGATTCAAATCCAGCAACCCCCTGTTTTCCGATTACGACGTACTGGGACGTCCAAAGTTTGCGGGCTGGATTTTCAACGGCTTCGACACGCGCGCAGGGAATGTCGTCCGGGCAGACCAAGTCCACAAAGATCGACTCACTCAAGCGATTCAAGACGACCTAGTCAACAAGCTCTCAACCGCAAGCACACAGCTTGGCTATAATCCAATCGCCTCCAATCTCCCCTCCGACTTCTGCGTAGGCACCACGGAGGACATGAACGTACTCATCCAAAACAGTCTTTGGCAAAGCGTCCCCATTGGACGTCTCGACAAGGTAAAGCAGGTTACAGACCTCCAAAACAAGCGCGCCTGGGCCCCCCAGCAACTCACACAAATCAGCAACCTCAGAGGCGCCTACAACACACTCGCCAAGAACGTCATATCCATCTGCGTATAACCACCCCAAAAGCAGTCGTCCGAAGACTCTCTCTCCTGGAGCACGCAAAGCACGCGTGCTCCAGGCCATCTCAGGGCGTGAGTCACGAATCGCCGGCCAAACCATCACCACACACCTGAAGCAAGAATTCGGCCATTCAAAAACACACAAGGCCAGCAAGCATTCGCATTCACCCGGGCAGCCCTCCGCAACAGTCCTCGCAAGCATACCTTAACAACACATTAATCACCCATCGGTGCCGGTCAGCTCCGTCCATTCCCAGATATACAGGAGCACTCTCCTCCGCACGCGCAGACACTCTCGAAATATGGGACGTCTGGTGCAGCACCGCGAAGAGGGCGAACGCTAGTAACTGCCCTCCCTGGAAGTCCTCGCGCGCCGAGCGGATGCGCACCTGACATCCGGGAGACAAGTACGCCGATCTCCCAGCCCCCACGTATGGCACAGGAGCGACACCGCCCGTCACAACCAATGCCACGGCCCTATCCGGTACACGGCCATCGACGTCAGGCATCGGGGACGTGAAGAGGTTGGCCCCAGGAACGGGCGGACGCGCCAGCCCCAACCCCGCCGATTCCAGCAGCGCAGCCAACTCGGCCGAGAGGTCGCGAGTCACAGCCACACCTTGCGGAAGCTCACCACGCCCACGCCGTCAACTATCTCATCCACCGCCATGGGCCTTCGAGCACAGTTGAAGTCGGACGTGTCCTCCCCAGGCAACCAGATGCGATGTTGCAACGTCAACGACGCGCCCGTGTAGATGACGTGCGAGGCAAGCTGCTCGTTGCCGCTCGCGTCGCGGATGAGTCTCCGGCTTGGCTGGACACGTGCCCGCGCCGGAAACACGGACCCCAACGAGGGCTTGCCATGAGCATCCCGGCCCACCACCAAAGCGTAAGAGATGATCTGACGGAACCTGTCCGAAGGCGATGCCATCAGCTCACCCGATGAAGGACGTAGGGCGCGAGGAGGGCCCGCGCGGTGCCCGGAATGGGATTCTTCCCTTCTGCTTTCGCGGCGAAGTAGCTCACGGACCAGTCGCCAATGGACTCGCTAGCCACCATGGCGTCAACACCACGCGAGCGGTAGAGCTGAACAGCAGTGAGGACAGCGGCCTCTTGGACGTCCTCAGGCAACGTCACCACCAGCGCACCGTCGAGCGCCTGCTGTCCTGGGGTGACGAAGCCCCCGTCATAGACGACGCGGATTCCGCCCTCACCACCCGCCCCGTCGAAGTCACCGAGCGTCTCCGTTATCCGTCCCGCCATGCGAGCCGTCATTCGCCACACACCGCGCTTGCGCCTCACCATGCCCGCGTCGGCCAGCTTGCCGGAACTCTCGTACTCCTCGACAATGACCTGGCTCCCCATCTCCCAGACTCCAGACACAGCAAGGATGGGCGGACGCTCCAGGAGAAGAAGCGGGCGCCCATAGCCCGCCGGGTATTCGACAAGGCCTTCGCCCCGCTCGAACACCCTGCCACAGTACCCCGCCACGGCCCGGCTTGCGGCGGAGACAAGCGCCTCCAGGCGCGACGACACCGGGACGCCCAAGTCGTCCGCCACCGTGGAGGCAAGACACAGGTCCGCAGGGGAAGGCATGGGCTCACCGCACCGGGAATTCGTCCGCGCCGCCGAGGACAAGAGCCGCGCCCCACTGCGCCGTGTCTGTCCCCACCGCCGAGAGGTCCGGCGTCACCTTCAGCCGCAGGAAGCGCTTGCGGTTGGCGACGCGCAAATCCACCCGGTAGCAGAAGCTCTGGGGCGCAGCGCCACCCACCACCACTGTCTCATCCGAGGCCAGCGTCTCGTCCGCGCCGAAAGCCGTCCCGTCCTCGGACTCGGCGAGCTTCACCGTGGCCTTGAGCGTCTGTTCCGCCGCGCAGGTGGTGCGCCCGGTAAAGAGAAGCTGCGCGGAGTCGAAGCCGTCGCGGTCCACCGCGTCGCTCGTCACCTCGACGGCATCCCCCGCGCCACCAGCTGTGAGCGCGCCACCTGCCACCCCAACGGCCTTGTAGAAGACTTGGAAGTCCTGCGTATTCGCATGCATGTCGTGTCCCCTGAAGAGGCCGCGGCCTCAGTAGCCCTTGCGCTCCGAGAAGGCCTTGTCGTGCCGCAGCTTGAAGTCACCCCGGCAAATGCCCCGCAGCGTCGTCTCGTCGTATTCCGCCCTGACGTCGTGCTCGGAGAGCACCAGCTCAGTGTCCACGCCGTAGAGCAGCTGGTCCCACGTCCCGAAGAGGATGCGGCTCGGTGCAATCCGCGTTGAGGCCTTGTAGGGGAAGCCACGTAGCGTGCCCCGATTAAGCATCTCGTCCCGGAAAATCCACGTCCCGCCGTCCTTCAGCCCCAGCAGCGCCGTTTCCCGCGTCGGATGCAGCAGGAAACCAGGGCGGCGCAGCTTGATGTTGGCCTTGAGGACGTCCTCCACCATGCCGTCCACGTCGGCCAAGTAATGGTCTGCGCTCGTCCCGCTCCGGGCCTTCGAGTGCGAGGTATCCATCTGAGCCAGCACGCCCTTGGGATTGGGGCCTTGGCCATCCCCGTTGAGGGCCGCGTCGTCCATGCCGTCCGCCGCCGCCTCGCGGAAGTCCTCGGCCACCCCCGCGTCTCCCACCGCAGGGTTGCGCAGCAAGTCGTTGGAGATGTCGGCGAGAATCATGGCCTTGTGGGCCTTGAGCACCACCTTGCCGTAGGAGGGCTGGCTCTTCTCCACCTTCTCCCCCTCGCCAATCCACTTGAAGGTGACGCTGCCCGTCTTCTTCCCGAAGTGCAGCTCCCCCTTGAAGGGTACGGTACGGGCCCCCAGCGCCAGGACGACGGAGTCCGGCCGAAGGAACTCAATCATCTCCCCTGCTTCCTGCACCGGCACCAAGACGCCCGCCGAGCTGAAGACGCTCTCCTGCACTGCCTTCTGGACGTCGGCCCCGCCGAAGCGCTTGGCCTGCTCCAGCACCGCCTCACGCGTCGGGTTGCGGCCCGCGTTCACCACCGCCTTCAGGTATGCGCCAAAGCCGTCCATGCTCTTCAGGATGCTGGGGACCTGGCTGTCCTCGACATGGGACTTGGCACCCATGAGGCTCGCAAGCCTATCGCGCTGCCCCTTGGCCTGCTCCATCAACTGCGCGGCCACCAGCGGGCCGAGGGACTTCGCCATTTCCTGCATCTGCTCGGGGGTCATCGAGTCTCCTTGAGGTGCTGCAAGAGGGCCTCGGCCGTGTGCTTGGCCAGGGCGTTGACGTCTGGGGAGGGAGGGCGCACTGCCCGGCGTTGCTCGCGCTCGTCCAGCGCGTAGACAACGGCCTTGGCCACGTCCTGGATGAAGGCGGCGCGCTCGTCGGCCAGTTCCTTCACCCTCACCGCGCGCTGGTTGCCCGGAATCGTGACGACGGAGACTTCGAGAAGTTCCTGCTGCTCGCAGTCGAAGCCGCCGCGCTCGTTCTCGTGGTAGCGGTGCATGAGGTAGCGCACCGAGACGGCATTCAGGATGCCCCGCGCGACCTTGCTCTCGACCTTCCGGGCGAAGTCGTCTTCCTGGTCGAACTCGACATCCACCAGGAGGGCATCACCCTGGACGTATGCGCGCCCCTTACCGATAGGCAGTACGTCCTTGCGGCCCGTGCCGAAGAAGCCGCCGGAGCCGTCGTCATGGTTGTAGAGGACGACGGGGTTGGCGTTGAAGGCGTCGAGCATCCAGCCTGAGACGCTCAGACGGTCATTGTAGCGGTCGAAATCGCCGTCATTGGCCCGAAAGGTGTGGAGCCTTGGCTCGCCCTCGATAGCCGAGGGAGAATCCTTCCGGATGGTGAAGAGGAGCGACCTGGAGAGAGGTGCAGGCATTCACCTCTCTCTATGGGGATGTTTCCGCCGGATGTCCGAACTTGCGAACCTCGCTCCAGCGGTAAAGAATCCACTTGGCGTCTAGCTCCCAAACTGTCACCCCAAAATCTCAATTATGACCGACCCATCCCCCAAAAAATCAGGCCAAATCAAAGAAAAAATAGGCGAGTGGCTAAACTCCGAAGGCTACCCACTTGAATTCAAAACCGCGCGGGCATTCAGGGAAGCAGGATTCCACATAAGACAAGGAATGCATGCGCGCGACAACCAAGGCACGGCCCGCGAGATTGATGTCCTCGCTGAGTACACCCTCAGAACGAATCCCGGATTCGTTCGAATATCGCACACGATTGAGTGCAAATGGTCAAACGACAAGCCATGGGTCGTCTTCACGTCGGAGGACGCACAAGTCGCATCAAGTGCCTGCATCAACCAGACGATGGCAAACCCACTCGGCCGAGCAATCCTGTGGTGCCTCGCGGGTGACACAACGCTCAAAAATTCATCAATATTCGAAACACCAGACAGACCAGGCTTCGCAGGAAGGCAATGCTTCTCAAAGCAAGACCTATTCTACAACGCCATGCAGTCAATCATCACATCATCAACAACACTCATGGACAACTTCAACCACCCCATCCACAGGCGAAACAAGGGCTTCCCGGACGCAGCATGGATTATCTTGCCATGCATAGTCATCGAAGGAGAACTCTTTGAGGTCTTCCAGGCAGAAGGAGCAGACGGCCTTGAGATTCAACCAGCAGACCGAATCAGAATCCATTGGCGCGGCGCGGAAGCCAGGAGCCACATCACTCATGTTGACATCATAAGAGCATCACATCTCCCCACCTTCGCAAAGCAGCGCAGGGCCGAAGTTGACAAAATCACAAACACCATATGCATCTCAAAACAAAACATCGAAGAATGCATCCGCGAGAGCAGTCTTGACAAGCTAAACATCACGGAGGGCGCCAGGGGCACACTCGGCCTCCCGCCTCTGCTTCAAGAAGTCAAAGAAAGAACAAAAAAAGAGCCCAAATAGACAACTAGAGATTCTGCCCATCTGTATCCATCGCTCGTTCCACCTGCCCTGGCATTGGCAGTGGGTACCCCCTCCGATTTGGATCCGACCGGAGCCCCGCCAGTTCCCTCCATTCGTCATAGCTGAATGCCTCCGGCATGGTGCCCATGACGCGAAGTTGGTGCTCGCGGTCCGCAGGCACGGGGCTGTCGTAGTCGAGGATAGCCCCTTCGCCCCCCAGCAGCGGCATCAGCCGCATCTGGTACTCGGTACGCAGGAACTCCATGCGTGGGAAAGTCGCCTGCTCGGCAAGATTCTCCCGGGCCGCGAAAGCCGTTGCCTTGTTCGAGCTGGAGATGTCTCCAACGATTTCAGGGGGAACCCGGAACGTCATCCGAACAAAGTCCATCAAAAAGCGGCGGAGTTCCACGAGCTGCATGTCCTTGAAGCTCGTGTCCAGCCGGGCAAACGTCACCCTCCCGTTGGTGATGAGGAGCTTCCCCGCCTTGTCCGGCCCCTGGTGCTCGCGGGCCAGAGACTCCTTGAAAGCCCGCGCACCCGCGCTGTTCGCGTCGGAGAGCCCCTCAATCGATGCGATGGCGGGCGGCAGCATGTTGTTCCAGAAGGAGTTTTTGAGGAACCGCGCCACGTACTCGTCGGTGTCCAACTCGTCCCCCAGCGAGAAGGCAGGACCAACACCTCTCCCAAGCGGGTCCTCGGGGTCTGGACTGCGCAGGTGCAACACGTCGCTGGCCGGAATCTCCCTCGACGCCTTCCCCACCGTCACGGTGTACATGCGTTGCTCGCGCGGTATGTCGAGCGAGGGAAGCCGCGTGACGGCATTCGGGGGCACCGGCCAGAAGCCCACGGGAAGCCCGCCCACGCGATCCAGCACCAGGAAGGCCTCGCCCACCAGGTCCAGGTACACCTGGACGAGTTTCGTCACGGAACGTCCGGTCAGGAAGTCATTGGGGTCCGCCAGCAGCTTGAGAATGGGATGGTCTGGCACTTCCTGCGCCTCTCCCGCATCCAGCATCGCCTTCAGCCGCCCGGCTCGTGCCTCACGGGTGGCGCTTCTGAGTGCGTAGTCCTTCACGGGCTGCCCGTCCCGCTGCACGCGGCGGTAGACGCGCCAATGCACCCCCGCTACGGAGTCGGCCACCACATCCACGCAAGCGCGCAGCCACGGCATCTCCCGGTACGCGGCGAGGAGTTGCGCTGTCCCTCGACGCGGCGGCGCCTGCTGCCAACGCGCCAGTTCCAACCCCGTCCCCTTGCGAGGCTCTCTGCTCACCACTGCCTTCATCCGTCCCCAGAAGCCCATCACCATCCTCACAAGCAGAAGAAGGAATCCGCGAACACCAGCTCGTGGACACCCCAGAGCAGTGCATCCACGCGGTCATCGCGGCGACCATTGACGCCGCTGAACTTGGAGAGCTGCGCTTCCAGCTTCGGAAAGGTGCCCACGAGCTCAATGCGCCCCGTCTCTGCCAGCGCACTTACCGGCTCGGCCCGTTTGCTCTTCGCCTCGCGAGCGCGGACTGGCTTCACGTTTACGTGGACGCCCATCTCCGAGGCCACCGTCTGAATCGTCGTCTCCACCATCTCCCCGCCCGAGTTCACCTCGGCCACCAGGGAGTCACACTCGAAGGCGAGGTATTCGCGAATGGCAGCGGCGGCCCACTCCCGCGGCGACCCCCGAAGGCTGGCGTCCTTGAGCACCGAAACGCGCTTGAGGGATGAGCCGTCCGTCCCAACAACCGGACTGTTTCTCACGCCCTGGACGATGATGCCCGTCTCGTCCGAGCCCGTCTCACTCGTGGGCGCGGGGTCCACAGAGACAATGCGCCGATCCAGCGCCCTCGCATGTTCGTGAGCATCCGCCTCGACGCGGCCCCACCGCGCGGAACCGAAGATGGCGCCCGGCACATCCATCAGCAGCTTGCCGAGCACCTCTTGCTGCCCCCAGCGCGTGTTCATCAACGCCCGCATGGTGGCCACAGCACTCGGCGCCAGGTTGGCGCGGTTGGCCAGCGACGAACCGGTGCGCAACACCACGCCCGGCCTTAGCGCCTTCGTCTCCGCGCCGGAAAAAAGCAGCTCCTCCAGTTTCCGCAACGGGCGGGGCGTCCCGGTGAGCAAGAGCTGGGGCGGGTTCGCAGCGGTGCCGATGCGCAGCACCATTGGGAGTTGGTCCAGCGCGGACATCTCATGCTTCCAGGAGGCAGGCTCATCGCCCCAGGCCCAGCCGCAGTTGGGGCCGCGCAGCCGGTCCGGCTTATCCGCCGAGTAGCAGATGGCATAGACTCCGTTGGGCCACGTCACCCGCCGTTTGCTCGGTTCGTACACCGGCATGAACCACGGCGGCGACAGCGCAAGAATCCCGCTGGACCCTCGAATCATCGTGTCGCGCACGTCCGCCGCCGTGGGACCGATGAGTGCGCCAATCGTCTTCGCCTCGCGGGCCTTCTGAATCACCCACCGCGCACCGCTCCACGTCTTTCCGAAGCCCCGGCCCGCCATGATGAAGCAGGTGGAGAAGGCAGCCGGCGGCACCTGCTCTCGCCGTGCCCAGAAGTCCAGGTCATGAACGAGTGTCTCAACTTCGGGATGGGTGAGCCTGCCGAAGAGACGCCCGATTCCCTGGCGGGTGCGTGCCTGCTTCACGAAGAAGCTCGCCGGGGACTCATCCGGGGCGAGATGGTCCGCGAGCACGGAAAAGCGAGAGAGCTTGGCCTCACAGTGCATCGTCGTCCTCACCGTCCGTGGCTGCGCCCGCTTCGGGCTCCTGCGCATCCGGCAGGAAGCGACCGAGGCGATCCATCAGCAGTTCTCGTAGGGCCCGCTCATCGGCGGCCTTATCCTCGGGGGCATGGGCCTCGACGTTGTCCTTCCTCCCGTAGAGTTCGGGGAATCGTCGAGAGAGAAGCCACTGGACGTGCTTGGGGTTGTGCGAAGCCGCCGCCATCAGCATGTCCGTGGCGGACTGCATGAACCTCGCTTCCGCAGCGCTCACTGCGAGATGGAAGGCCCGGTAAATGCCCCGCTGCTCGTTGGCGCCACGGTGGAACCAACGAGAGAGTGTCTGCTCGCTCACTCCCACGAGACCGGCCACGGCGCGACGGAAGAGTCCGCGCTCCAGGTGGCCGCAAATCTCGGATTGCAACTCAGGAGTCAGCTTGGAGGGAGGCGCCATTCCTCATGGGAATGGGGGCGGATGCGCGAAGGATTTGCGCCTTGCGCCCGACACATCGAGGGGACCCGCCTTTTTTCTCAAAGTTTTTCGAGCGTGGGCCCCCTCCGAGCAAGCCAGGAATTGGCCGCGCGACCAAAGTCCGGACCCGGGGGGCTCACAAAGTCCGGACCTACCTTTTCACATGTAGGACAAGATCTCACTCCCGAGTCCCGCCGAGGCGCGCGGCGCATGCCGCGACGTCCACGCAGGACACCCGCCAGACGCGCGTGAAGGCACCGTCCTCGCACGTTTCCGCCACGTCCAGCCTTCCGCTGCCCTTCCGCACCAGGAAGCCACACAGGGCGCACCGAGCCGCGTGCCTGTTGCGACGCAGCCCAGGCGCCATGTCCTCGCACGCGAGGTGACGTGCTCCCGTCTCCAGCGTGTAGCCAATGCGCTCGCCCTCCAGGATGGGCAGGCCACACGCCGCGCACGGCCCGCCCCTCCTGGCGACGAGCATCGGCATCAGACGTCTTCCTCCAGCATGCGGCGCAGCTGCTGGCGCGCGCTCACAAGCAACGCGTCGAGACGCCAGCGCGCCACGCTCCACTCGCGCGCCAGCTCCCTCACGCTTTGCCGTGGGCGACCGATGCCGTGGACACGGGCCACCACCTCACGCAGCTCCGGCGCCAAATCGAAGAGCGCGTAGTACATGCGAGCAACCTGCTCGTACGTCGAGAGCATCTCCTCCGCCGTCAGGTACTCCAGCGCGAGGGCAGCGTCGTAGGCCTCCGTCGCCGAACCCGGCAGCGTCGCCTCGGGCGCATCGCGGCTGATGACGTCCACGGGAGACTCCACCTTGCCGCTCCGGGTGCGCCCCCGCTGGGCCGCGTCCGAGGGATGGACGTCGGAAGCCTGGAGGCGGACATGCTCAAGCAGGACGCGGCGCGCGCGCCACGTCGCCCAGGACGCGAAGCACTGGCTTCGCTTCTTCTCGGGGCAGTAGGTGCTCAGGGCCTTGAGCACTTCAATGCCCGCCACCTGGACCAGGTCATCCTCGCCCAGCGAGCCCCGGGACTTCGCGAAGCGACGCGCCAGCGTGCGCAACGCGGGCTCCATGCGCCGCAGCACCTCGCCCGACAGCCGCCGCGCACGGAAAGTCGCGCCCTCGGCTCGCAGCGCGTGAATCTCCGACACCAGGGCCTCCACCTCGGCGGACAGCGCGTCTCGACGCCGAGACGTCTCCTCCGAGACCTGCGTGCGCTGGTCCTTCCCCTGTTCGGCCCGGCGCCGCGCGCCCTCACCACGGCAGTGCATTCGCTCCCCCTTCTGCATGGCTCACCTGCGATGAGCCACGCCGCTGAAACACAAAAAGCGGCGCCGCAGAGCAAGACGTCGGCCAATTCACATTGAGCAAAGTTTGCTTCGCAGAAAGCAGACTCTCACCGCATGAGACTGAAACACCGTCCTGGGACGCCGACACGCGGCATCGCCTGGACAGGGGCCCGGCCCGAGGACGAAGGGCCGCTGACGCATGCGACAGCGAGGGACGGGGAACGTGGGGCCGACAGAGAGGAGCGACGAGATGAAGTGCCATCACCCACTTCAATGGGGACGCTTTCCGCGAGTGGTCCGCATTCGACGCCGACACCTCCAGCGGAAGCAGCCGTCACCTTCCTTCGTCACTGTCACTAACTCTTCTCTACTTAGGGTGTGAAGAAGATGAGGTATCATAAGACAATACAGAGACTCACTGGATGTGTACGAGAAGATAGATAAGGGAGAATAGGTGACGGGGACGGCGAGGTCGGTGACGCCCCCTGGATGCCGGGCGGTTGGGACCACTCGCGGAAAGCGTCCCCATGAGAATGGACGTGAGCCTTCGTCCAAGCCCGCCTCCTGCCGGAAGCACCGCGCCCGTGTCCGGGGCCACCCTCCTACTGGTGGCCTTCTTCAACAACGTCCAGGACACCAAGCCCCAGTCGCAGGAAGTGACCTGGGACGAGCTGAAGCAGTTGCTCACCACGCATGCCGTCACACCCTGCGCGCCATGCCTCGGACACAGGTGCCCTACGAAGCTGGCCCAGCGCGCGTGGGCTCCCGTCGACATTGGCCCGCTTCGCAAGGATGCCGAAGTCCGCGCCGTGACCGTGGCCGTCTTCGACTTGGACGGGGTGTCCTCCGAGCAGATTGACAGTGCGTCCGAAAGACTCGAAGGGTACGCCGCCATCGTCCACACGACGCACGGCCACCGGACTGGACACAGCAGCCTGCGTGTCATCGTCCCCTTGACGCGCCCGGTGCTGCCCTCCGAGTGGCCTCGGATGCGGGAGGCCGCGGAGAAGCTGCTGGAGATGCCAGCGGACCCCAACACGCGGAACCTCTCGCGCATCTACTTCCTCCCCAACCACTCGGGAGAACACGAGGCCTTCTCCAACTCCACGGAAGGGCACGCTCTCGACGTGGACGCACTGCTGAACACGCCACGCCCAGTCCCCGCCTCCACAGTCCAGCACCTCCCAGCTGCCGCCAGCGTGAATGGCCCGGCCGACCTCTACGAGCTCCGCGCCAAGCTGCGCCGCGTCCGGAAGCCCGAGCACCGCGTCCTCATCCGCCGTGTGCTGGCCGGGGAGGCACTCGCCGAGCCCGGCATGCAGGACAACACCCTCAACGTGCTCATGTCGTGCGCGGCCTATGTCCTGCCGGAGGATGCGCCCGAGGAAGCCATTCTGGAGGTGCTGCGCCCCTGCTTTGCCGCGACGGCCTGGGGCGAAGGCACCGAGCACCTGTGCCAGCAGGCCCTCCTCAAGCTGCGCAGACACCGTGAGCGCCGGAAGCAGAGTGACACCCAGCGCGTCGCGGACAACGAGGCCCTCTGGACTTCACTGGGGGGCCGACCGAAGTCCGAGACGGCGGTGTCCGGCGACGGGGACTCGGACAGCGATTGGACCCGCGCCCTCCTTTCCTACGACACGAAGGGGGCCAGACGCCTGAAGAACTGCGAGGCCAACCTCTACACGGTGTTGACGCGCTCCCCCGAGTGGCGGGGCACCATCCGCTTCAACGAAGTCACCAAGCACATCGAGTACTCGGGCGGGCCGTTGCCCGATGACACGCCCGTTGACGAGTTGGACGGAGACATCGCCTTCTGGATTCAGCAAAGCGAGTACGGCCACCTCGGCATGGACCCGAGCCCTTCCCATGTCCGGGAGGTGTTGCGGCAGGTGGCCTCAAAGAGTGCCTATGACCCGCTGCGGGACTACCTGGAGGGACTCGTCTGGGACGGCATCCCTCGGGCGGACACCATGCTGGAGCGCTACTTCGGCGCCCAAGGCGACGTCGAGCACCTGCGCACCATCAGCGGGAAGTGGCTCATCAGCGCCGTGGCCCGAGCCCTGGAGCCAGGCTGCAAGGTGGACACGGTGCTCATCCTCGAAGGGCCCCAGGGCATTCGGAAGTCCACCGCCTTCCGAGTCCTCGCGGGGGAGTGGTTCTGTGATGCCCCCATCAACATCCGCGACAAGGACAGCGCCGCCCTGGCGGGACGGAACTGGCACATCGAGCTGGCCGAGGTGACGACGCTGCGCGCGTCCGAAGCGGAAGACCTCAAGGCCTTCATCTCCCGCAACGAGGACACTTACCGCCCGCCCTATGGACGCGTCACGGTGAAGACGCCGCGCAGGTGCGTCTTCGTCGGGACGACCAATTCCTCCGAGTACCTGCGCGCGGACTCGAGCGGCTACCGGCGGTGGTGGCCCGTGCGCTGTACGTGCATCGACATCGCCGGCTTGAAGCGGGACAGGGGCCAGCTCTGGGCGGAGGCCGTGACTCGCTTCCAGCGGGGCGAGGAGTGGTGGCTCTCGGAGAACCACGCCCAACGCGCGGAGGTCCACGCTCAGGAGCGAAGCGAGACGGATGGGGGGCCCGACGACACCATTCTGCAATGGGTGCTGGGCCTGCCCCCAGAGAAGCGCTCCGAGGTGACAACGGAGCTGGTGGCGCGCGACGCGCTGCTCCTCACAACGCCGGGGCAGATTCCGCGCGGCGTCCGCCTCGACATCGGCCGTTCCCTGCGACGCCTGGGCTTCCAGCGTACTCAGAGGCGACTCGCGGGTGTTCAGACGTGGCTCTACTTGCCGCCGGAGAACATCCGCAACGCGCCCCAGTCGACAGGGCCAGGCACGGTGCGCATCAACCCCATGGCACTCGGCGCCTCCGCCAGGACGCCCAACGCGTAGGGCGGGCCGCTGGGCCAATCGCGAAAAGTGTCCCCATTAGAATCGGTGTGAGGCCTTTCTACGAAACGGAACGCGCTGCGCTCTTCGCGGGAAACTGCGTCGAGGTGATGGCGTCACTTCCCGGCGAGTGCTTCGACGCCATCATCACCGACCCGCCCTACGCGGAGATTGACCGCGACTACGGGAGGCTCTCCGAGTCGGCGTGGCACGAGTTGATGCGCGCTGTCGTCGCGCAGGTGCGGCGCGTGCTCAAGCCATCGGGCTCCGCCGTGTTCGTCCTGCAACCCAACAGCGAGCGCATCGGGAGGATGCGGCCCTGGCTCTTCGAGTTTCTGGCTTGGACAGCCAGGGAGTGGAACCTGGTTCAGGACGTCTGGTGGTGGAACATCAGCACCCCGCCCACAGGCAGTTGCCAGCGGAAGAACGGGCTCATGCGCCCATCCGTCAAGGCCTGCGTCTGGTTGGGTTCGCCCCAGTGCTTCCGGAACCAGGACGAGGTGTTGTGGACACCGTCCGAGGCCATGGCGCAGCTCAAGCGGGCGGACCGCGCTCGTCGAATCTCCCCCTCGGGCCTGTCCATCAGGGACGCGCGCATCGCGGAGATTGTGGCCGAGAGAGGAGGCGTCACGCCCTACAACCTACTGCCGATTGCCAACTCGAATAGCGCCACCAGCGGCGGCGCGAAGGGTCATGGCGCCGCGACTCCGGAAGCGCTCTGTGGCTGGTGGGTGCGCTACATCACCCGTCCAGGCGACACCATCCTCGACCCGTTCATTGGCTCGGGCACGGTGGGCGCAGCCGCACTGAAAGCGGGGCGCTCCATTGTCGGCATCGAGCAACACGTCCCCTACCTGGACATGGCGCGGCAGACGCTCATCGCGGCGGAAGAGCGGCATGCGGCCTGACGCGAGCACCTCCTCTCCCGAGCGCCGCCGCGCCGTGGACGGGGGCATCCTCCACTTCCTCTCGGTGTCGCAGCTGAAGCAATTCAGCCTGTGTCCGCGCCGCTGGTACTTCGCCAAGGTAAGGCGACTGCCCGAGCCCGAGACGAAGGCGCAAGCCGTGGGCGTCGAGGGGCATGCGCAACTGGAGCACTACCTGCGCACGGGCGAGGACGTGCTGGGCGACGTGGCGCGAGCGGGCCGACACCTGCTTCCTGCCTCCGGCGCGGATCTGCTCGTTGAGGAGTCCTTTGGCACGCCGTCACCACTGACGGCGGACGGCATTCCATTCGCCGGATACATCGACCTCATCAACCCGCGTCGCCTCACCGAGGGCGTGCTGCGAGTGACGGACCACAAGTTCCTCTCCAACGTGGCGCGCTACGCGGCGACGCCAGCGCAACTGGCCGACGCGAGCACCGAAGCGGGTTTGCAGATGGTGGGCTACGGCGTCTGGGCGGCCCACTCCGCCGCGCGTGTCCCCGGCGTGCGAACGCTTGAGCTTGAGCACCTCTACTTCCAGACGCGCGGCGCCAAGCGTGCCGAAAGTGTCCTGGCCGTGGTGAGCGTCGAGTATGTCACCCGCGAGTGGACGGAAAAAGTCGTCCCCATGGTGCGCCGGATGCGTGAGGTGGCCCGCGCTACGCGCGCCGCTGACGTCCCACCCAGCTTCGGCCCCGCCTGCGAGAAGTACGGCGGGTGCCCCTTCAAAACGCAGTGCTTGTCAGGAGAACGCACCATGTCGCTGATGAATCGTCTCGCAGTGAAGAGCCAGGTCCCCGACGTCGCCGCACAGCTCCCGCTCGCTCCGCCTCCCGAGACTCTGGGGACGTGCGGCCGGTGCAACGTGGCCCTGACTCCGGAGAACTCCAGCAAGCTCCGCTCGGGCGAGGTGCTTCACCTATCTTGCCCCGGTGCAGAGGTCGCCGCGGTGCTGCCTCCGGATGCGCCCGCTGCGTTGCCCACCATCGCCACGGATGCGGCGCCGAAGCGTCGCGGTCGCAAGCCCAAGGTCCAGGCCGCGACAGAGCCCATCCTCCAGCAGGAGGATTCCCCATCCCTCCCAGCCACACCGCCCCCTCAGGGGGAGCGCCTGCGTCTCTTCGTGGACTGCGTGCCGAACCTGCCCACTGCGCCCCTCACGGACTACGTGGCGAAGGTGGCAGCCCAGGTAAGCGAGGCTGGCGGAGTGGAGGATTTGCGCTTCGCGGGTTCCGAGAGCGCGCTGGGCTACGGCCGATGGAAGGGCGCGTTCGCCATGGCCATCCGCAACGCGCCACCCTCCCCCGGCACATACGCTGCCCTCGGCATTGCCCACTCCGAGCTCCTGCAACTCGCCGTCGAGGCCCTGGAGCCCATGTGCGGCCCGGGTGACTTCGTGCGCGCGGCTCGCTGAAAGGAGCAGGCATGCGGCTGCTCGATAGGCTCGGTGTCGCCCCCTCCCCGTCCGTTTCGCCCTCCGTGGAGTGCGCCCCCGTCTACGGACGCTCCCCCGTGGGCTACTCGGCGGATCTCAGCCGCATCCTCGCACTCCCCCGACGCGACCTCGCCACCTCGTACTCGGCGACGAATGTCGAAGCCCTGGAGGCCCAACTGCGCGCACCACCAGGGCAGTGCGGGTGCGCGAACATGTCCCCGCCTCGTCCGTGCCCTGCTCGGCTGCGGCGGGTGCAAGCCCAGGCGCTGCTGGAGGCATCCCGCGTCGGTGGACTCCTCGGCCCTATCGGCACGGGACACGGCAAAGAGCTGACCACCTTCCTCATGCCGATGGTGATGCCGAAATGCCGCGTGGCGGTGCTCTTCATCCCCGCCAACCTGCTGCCGCAATTCGAGGCTGAATGGGGCTACTACGGAGCGCACTGGTGCCTGCCCAACCTTGCAGGAGGCCGCTGGTTCCGCGCGGGGCTGCCGGTACTCCACGTCGTCACCTACAACAAACTCTCCAGCCAGGAAGCCACGGACCTGTTGGAGCGCATCGGCCCGGACCTGGTCATCCTCAACGAGGCCCACAACCTCAAGGACCCGAGGTCCGCGCGCACGGGCCGCTTCCTCCGTTACTTCGAGAAGCACCCACGGACGCGCCTCGTTGCGCTCTCCGGCACCTTTGCCTCGAAGAGCATCAAGGACTACGCGCACCTGTCGCGGCTCGCTCTCGGTGAAGGCTCGCCCCTACCGCTGGCCCACCACGTCGTGGAGGAATGGGGGACGGCCTTGGATCCGGGCAAGGTGGTAGCCCCGCCTGGTGCGCTGGAGCGGCTGTGCGAGCCGGAAGAGCACGTGCGTGAGGGCTTCCAGCGCCGTCGCAACGCGACGCGCGGCGTGGTGGCCACGGAAGAGAGCGCATTGGACAAGCCTCTCATCATCCGCCCGCGCTACCCGGGGCCCGTGCCCGCGCAGCTCCTCGCCCTCATCGAGCTGGCGCACGGGGGCGAGCGGCCAGACGGGGAACAGTTTCAGGAACAGCTCCAAGCCCTGGCATGCGCACGGCAGTTGTCAGCCGGCTTCTATCACCGCTGGCGCTACCCACGAGGCGAGCCTCCGGAGCTGATTGAGAAGTGGTTCGCGCGGCGCAAGGCTTGGAACAAGGAAGTCTGGGAGGAACTCAAAGGGAAGCGTCGCGAGCACATGGACTCGCCAGGGTTGCTTACCAAGGCGGCCATCCGCGCTCACATGTCGCCGCCCTACGAGGGGGGCAAGCCCGTCTGGCACGCGTCGACATGGCAGGCGTGGGCAGAGGTTCATGCAACCGTGCAGCCCGAGCCCCAGGCCGTTTGGGTGTCGGACTTCTTGGTGCGGGATGCGGCGGACTGGGCGCGCTCTCGGGCGGGAATTGTCTGGGTCGAGTACCCGGAACTGGGCGAGCGCATCGCGAAGGCGGCGGGGGTGCCGTTCTACGGCGGGGGCAAGGCCGCGTCCGAGGCCATCCTACGGGAGACGGGAAAGCGCTCCGTGGTGGCGAGCATCAAGGCGCATGCGACGGGGAAGAACCTCCAGCAGTTCTCCCGAAACCTCGTAGTGACGCCGCCCTCCGATGGTGCCACATGGGAACAACTGCTCGCGCGCACACATCGCCCCGGACAACAGGCCCAATGCGTCGAGGTGGACGTGTCCCTGCATACGCAGGACTACGCGTCTGCGTTCACCATGGCTCGCGAGCGAGCGAGGTTCATACAGCAGACTGACGGGCAGCCTCAGAAAATACTCCATCGGCATGCCAAGGCGATATACAATCTTTAGTATCCAGGACGCCCTTTCATCCTTCGCGTCTTCGCAATGCCCGCAGCTGGGTCATCTTAAAATCGCCATGCGGCGTCAACTTCCAATACGTTTCAGTATCCTTCACACTTCGAACTCTATTGCTCTCGCGAACAAGACCAAGGGCACGCAACTGAACAATGCAAGTATCAACCTCCTCGGCGCTCATCTTAAATCCCCCAAAAACCCTCTCCCCCTTGTTTTGGATCTCCACAATATCCCGGGTTTCCGCCTCAAAAGCGCCCCGAATTCGATCCCGCAAGACACGGCCTGACGCATCATCAATCAGACTGGGCGCGACGATCGAAAACAAATCATCCCACGACAAAGAAGTCTCCCCCTCATATTCCTCTCCATGATTTCGAAATGTATCACTCCAATCATAGAGCGAATATTCAATATTCGCAGAGAACTCATCATCTCCTTGTTGCAACCCCTCCGCCCCGCTAGGAGGCAAGATCAAATCAGCCTCTTTCTCGGATTCCAACTCCGATATCCTGCGACGCAGCATTAGCAACTCAGCAAGAACATTCTCGCTCGGGATCTTGTCCGCACGCACCCAACCAATCGCCGGATGGCGCTTCATTGTCGACATCAGACTGGTAACAACACGCGCCTTGAGTTCATCCGGCGTCGACCAATACACACAGGTGTGTTTCTTTTCAACTTTAGCACGAAAAGCCTGAAGCTTCTCCCAGGAAGATGGACTCGGCTCCGTTCGATCGCGCGGCAGATTATCTGGATTCACATGCAACAACGGTATCACTGGCTTCTTTGTCTCGCAGGCATACAAATACTCCTTTTCGGTAAACCCAATCCCCCCCTCATCGAGCGACCCGTATCTCCCCCCAATGATCAATACGTAATAGTCTGAGTCATCGATAACGTCCTTAATCAACTCCCATGCCGAATCATCCCCCGCTGCAAAAAGCTCCATCCCTGCAGGCAT